GCCCGGTCTGGTTGCCGGGCTGCTGGTTGCGTCCTCCGGTTTCTCCAAGGCTGGCCTGTCCGATCTTGATGCTCATTTCTGCGCGTCCTCCTGCGGTTTGCCTGCCGCATCGATGGCGTCCTGCGCTTTCTGGCTCTGTGTGCCAAAGTAAAACGCGATCACGACGGTATACACCATCATAAAGTCCTGCGAGATCTTCCCGGCGACTGCCATGTACGCAAATACCGCCGTCAGCACCAGCGTGACGATAGATTTGACGCTCAGCAGATTGCCGAGCCGCTTCTTGATGTTTTCCATAATCAGCCCTCCACCTTGATTGCGCGGTTCTCGAACTTTTTGTAAGCGTCGAGATAGATTTCCTGCTTGTCGCCGTTGAGCGTCAGTTCATAGTACATGCCGTCGAACAGCGTCGTGGAAGCCAGCGCTTTCCAATTCTTCAACGTTTTGCAGTACCACACGACGTAAACGTCATCAGGGCTGATCTGCTTTCCGTCGCTCTTGTCTAAGTGTTCGTTGGTGTAACCAGCCACCAGCTTTTTCACAAGCTCAAAAAACTTCTTTTCTGTCATTTTGTATGTACCCCTTTCATTCTATAGGTTCATTTTTCTTTGCGAATACGCGTTTGAAGGCCAGCAGCAGGAGCTCCCCGCCGAAGGCCGCAGCGGCGAAGGTGAGCACGGCGGTCAGATCGATTTCGAGCGAAAACAGCACGGCGATTGTCTCCAGCGCGACGGCCCAGATCAGCGTCAGCGTTAGGGCCTTGATGCAGTAAACGACAATGGTGCGCGACATTTCGCCTTTCGTCCATTTGCTTTTCCCGCTCATTCCTCCGGCTTCGCCCCCTTCCCGCACTGCGCCTCCAGCTGGTGCAGGAACTTTTTCACATCGCCGTTCCCGCCCATCTTTTTATACTTCTCTCCGGCGATCAGGCGCTCGGCCATTGGCATTTCCTCCGACATGATAGTCAGGCGGAGAATTGCGAGATACTGCTCATTCTGATGCTCCTGCATTTTCCCGAGCTTTTTGTCGATCTCGTCTAGATGTGCCTCCTGCGTCGTGGCCTTGCCGCGCTTTTTCTGTATTGCGCCGACGACGGCATTGACGACCGCCGTCAGCGCGGACGAGCCGAGCACGGCGCAAATGATCGTGATGGTTCCAGCATCCATTTTTTATGTACCTCTCTATTTCCGGCGGGCTAATCGTCCGCCATTTTGATGTAGGTAGTGGTGTCGCTTGAATAGCTGATGCTCGGCAGCGTCGTGCCGCCGAGGACGGAGTAGAGGGCCGGGTAGGCCGTCCGCGAGAAGGTCGAGCCGTCGCATGCGTGCCATGGGGCAGAGAGTACGCGGACAGTCGTGAGGATATCACCAACGTGATAGTTCGGCTCTGCCAGCTTTGCAAGCGCCTCATTTACCATCGGGTTCGCCGGTGCGTCGCCCGCTCGCCAGATCTTTGCGGCGGTCTGCGCGGTCAGTAGATTTCCTGCTGTGAGCGGAGTTTCTATCCGCAGTGGCTCGTCCTCTAGTTTAAGCCATACGCCACGCAATACAACTTTGTAGGCATTGTAGCCTACATACCGGATAGCTCCGTTAGCTAGATCTATGCTGCCTACTCTATCTTGCACAATTATTCCTCCAGTGCCTTGATATAGGCATGACTGCGAAGCCCCGGTGTAACTGTTGGGATTTTCTTATCTCCATATGCGAAATCATGATACATTACATACCCATTTCCTGCGGCGGAAGTTACGACCGCCGCCAAGCTCCCGCACGCTGCCGCGGGCTGATATGTGTTGATGAACCGGTTGAGCGCGTGCGGCATTGTTATACACACGAAGCCAGAAGTGTCATCATCTGCAAGTACTAATTTTTGGGTGGTGTACGCGCTAGATGATGCAGCGACACACACGGATACGCCGTCCACAAGAATCATACCGGCTGGAAATTCGTACCTTGACGCTGTTAAACCAGATATCGTAGAGTTTGCAATAACCTGCGTAAACGTTGCACCATTATTTTCGGATTTGAAATAAGCGTATTTGCTATCCGATGAGGCCGTTATGATTGAAATGGTGTTTCCGTCTACGGCATATTCCGAAACATCGAAAGACGTATGGCTGAAAACAGTCGTCCACGAGCTTTGGTCGAGAGGATACTGCGTTCGCTGAAGCTGTTGCCTGCGCGTAGAATTTTCGATGTAATCATATATTCTATAAAAATACCCCGTTTCCGCATTATACTTTTTCGGTAAGTCGTTGCCACTGTATTTTGAAAATGCCCATCCGTTTAAAGTAATTTCTTCTGGTTCTTCGACGAGATCAGCGCGGTATAGACATTCGTAGTCCTTAGCGTCCTGATACTCGATCGATGCAATATACTTTGATCCGTCATAAAACAGCCACACGGGAGGGGAATAACTCTCCGGTAAAGCGTCTTCCGTAGTAGATAGTACAGTGAATTTCCAGCTAACAGGATTAAGCGTATCAGTGTGCGCGCAAACGTATAAACGAGAATTATTTGCTCCGCCGGGATCTGTGACAAAACTCATATAAAAGACAAGCACATATTCCCCGTTTAAGTATTGAACCGTAGTCTGCCTTATTATACTGCTGCTAATTATGGTGAGGCCTGTATATTTTTTTCCCTTCAATGGATTTTTAGGTATAGAAATATCATTCCAAGAAGCAAGGTCTGAAGAATAGTAGATTTTACCGTCCAGATACTCAGGATGGTTGCTATTCGCGCTCGTGATAAACCAATACCCATTTGCATATGAAATGCTTGGATTGTAGAGATTTGCGTTCATCAACGTGGAAACATCCCACGCAGCATCGGTCTTGCTGGATCTCAATATATTGAACAATTCCGGGTACTGTGCGCCGGAAATGTACCTACCGTCGCACGGCAGCCACGCGTCGGAGAGGTCTGTGCGGGCGGTGATAGCGATGTCGCCGACTTTGGCCGTGCCCTCCGAAAGCTTACCGAGCGCGTCGTTGACTGTTGGGTCCTCCGGCCTCGTGGTTGCGTTCGGCCAGAGCTTGGCGGCAGTGGCATCGGACAAAAGATTTGCCTTATTGAGAGGCGTGCCCTCAACTGTCGGCTCATCCATACGTTTCATGTACTCGTAGTGGTCAAGACTGCCGTCGGAATTGTAGATGCCATATCGAACAGCACCGTTTGTAAGAACTTTAGTAGGTTGACGATCTTTCATATCAAGCCTCCTGTCGCGCATTCCGCAGCGCCGGTGTAGCGGAACGCCTTTGTGATGTTGTCAATCAGTTCCTCGCAGAGCGCAAGAATGCGCTCGATATCATTCGCGCCGATGTAGGTCAGGCGTGCCAGCTGCGGCGCGTCCGGCGTCCCTTCGGGGTATGCCAGTGCGTCCCGGATGGACTGCACCTGCTTGCGGTATGCCTCTGCCTGTGAGGCCGTTATAATGTCCGTTACGGCCCAATCTGTTTTTGCAGCCCATGCGATACTCATGCCGCAGACCGGCGCAAGACGCGCCGCCAGATAGTTCAGGGCGGTTCCCACGCGATTCATGTCGCTTGCGTTATACGCGCCCTTCATCCCGGCCAGCCATTCCGCCTGCTCGGCTGCGGTCATGGCAGCAAAGCCCTTCGCGGCCAGCGTCTTGACGCGCTCCACGTCCACCTGCGTCCGGTCGGTGACGAGGGTAACGATGATTGTCTTGGTGTCCATGGCTATGTACCTTCTTCCGTGATCTTCTTCCACCCGTCCGGGTTAACGGATGGGTTCCAGACGTTGGCGGCGAGCAGGGATTCGTAGAGCTCGTCCTGCCACCAGCCTTTTTCGCCTTTGGAGAATGCAAGGCCGGCGGTGATGGTCTCGGGGATGATGCGGAAGCCCTGCTTGTAGGCGATGTCTTCCCAGAGGGCCGGGGCGGCGTCCGGGGTGTTCTGGGCCGTGTCCCAGAGGTCGGAGGCGGCGCGCTTGATGGTGCCGCCCCAGTTGATGCGCGTGCCGGCTTTGACGAGGCTGCCGGAGCCGGTCAGGCGGGTGAAAAGCTCTGGTGCGAGACTAGCGTCGGCGTCGGTGAGACTGGCTGCGCTTTTGACGATATAGGGGCGCAGCGCCCGCGCCCGCTCGGTATACGTGCTCATGTCAATCCGCCTCCCCGAGCAGAATTTTTGCTGCGGTTTCAGCGTCCGTCAGCCTTTCACGGAGCGCCGCAGTGTCGTCCGTGTCGTCGGTCTGGATCTTTGTCTCCGTCTCTTCGTAGGTGTACGGAGCGTCGGCTACGTCGATTGCTTCATCGTATTCTGCGCCGGTCTGCACCTGGCGAATCATATACCCGGCGTCAGAGTATGTGCGGTACAGGCTCACGCCGTCGCTGCGCGTTTTGTAAAATTCTCTTACGATCATGCTTTATACCCCCACAATGTGATCTGCGTATGTTGCCCAGTTGGTCGCAGCCTTCCATTCGTCCGCGATCGCCGCCGGGACGCGGATCTCGCAGTCGGCAGGGATATTGGTAAAAGCGCTTGTAGCTTTCAACGTTGGCACTTCTGTCGATTGTGAAAAATCATAAAGCTTACACGATACACATCCGGAAAACGCATTTGAACCTATTTCAGTCAAACCAGCCCCGCATTTGAATCGCGTCAGCGACAGGCACGAAGCAAAGCAGCTTGTGTTCAGCGTCACGTCCTCTGTTGCAGTTGCGGTCTCAACTTCCCTCAGCGAATTCGCAGCTTGTGCAAAGGCAGGCATCAGGTTTGCTGTCTCCCCCGGTAAATACAATGTTTCAAGCGAGCCACACTGCATCAGCATATTGTTAGCGCTCGAGCCAGCAATAAAATTTTCTGCCAACTGTATTGTTTTTAATGATCGACAATATTGAAAAAGAAAGTATCCTGCATTATTAACTGTGGCAGATTTAAGGCTGTAGCAATAATCAAATGCATTACTACCATTCATCCCCCCGGTCGGTCTTGTTATTGTCTGCAGGTTAACGCAATACGAAAATGCTCTAGCTCCAATCGAAACTCGCTCTCCAATTTCAATCTTTTGGATTGCGCTCTTGTACGCGAAGTTTCGATTGTCGCCTGTACCTGCATAGTTTAATAAACCAGCTCCGCCGCTGCCGCTACTGCTCGTAAGCGCTACGCCTCCCTCGCTTGAAACACGCAGCGATATAACGTATTCGCCAGGAGCGGCATAATTGTGCGGCTGCGTAAACAGCATGGTGCTCGTGCTCGTTCCTGTCAGCGTATCCGGCTCTGTATCGTCTCCCCAGTCAATCGTAACTGTGCCATTTGGAGCGCACCCCAGCACTGGGGACGTGCGTCCTTCCAACAGCTTGATGTAAATTCTGGTTGCTCCGTCTGAGGTGATATAATCTGCCCCGACGTTCATTTTTCGGTTTCCGGATTTCAGTCCTGCCAGCGACCAGTTCCAGCCCTGGCAGATCAGGCCCTCGTGCGACGGAAGCTCCGGCAGGGCCGTCTTCCCCGCCAGCTCCGCCAG